TGGCATATAGCGGATTTGCCGTAGCGTCTATATTTGGTTTAGAGACCAGAGGCGCATACGTTGAACTGCTTGGTCAATGGGGAATGTTAGTTATGAGTTTTTACTTTGGCGGTCGCACAATGGAAAAAATTGCAGACAAGGTAGGTAAAAAATGAAAGAACTTTTATTAGCGTGGCTTAGTAGACCAAAAGAAAAGCCAACCGTTGAGGAAGTAGAAGTCCAAGTTTGGGCATTTGTAGTCAAGTCCATCACCATCATGGTGTTAGGCATTGCGTTTGGTGTTTTGTATGCTGTGGCACTTGTGCCAGAAGACAATGCATTAGCACCAATTGATGCAGTATTTTTAGAAATCCTTAAAGCCATTGCTTTCATGGGCGTTGGCACTATGGGCGGTATATCTGGACGCAAAGCAACTAACGCTATTGCAAAGGCTATTGTTGGAGAAGAAAATGCAACTAACTGAACACTTTACTTTTGAAGATTTGACTCATACTGACCACCGCGAATTAGACAATACGCCTACTAATGCTGAAAAATGCATTATTGATGGACGTGAGGTTACGATTGACGCGCTTGCCAATTTGCCACGCCTTGCCGCATTTTTAGAGCAAGTGCGAGTAGTTCTTGGCAATAAACCAATTATTGTTAACAGCGGATTTAGGTCACACGCAGTCAATACAGCAGTAGGCTCTAAAGATACTAGCGACCATAGACGCGGTTGTGCGGCAGATATACGCGTTAGCGGTATGACTCCTGACGAAGTAACTCGAGCCATTATTGCTAGCGAATTACCTTATGCCCAAGTCATTCGGGAATTTGATCGTTGGACGCACGTTGCTATACCAACGCATGAAGGCGATGTGCCAAAAAAATCTAAACTAATTATTGATAAGACTGGGACTCGTCCATTTGCGTAAGTTTTTGGACGCACAGGTCTAAAAGAAAGTCTTGGTCTATACCATAGCGTTTCTCAAAGCCCTTTGCGCCTAACCCGTGAACGCCTGTATTGCCCCGATGATGCTCGGTGCATAGCGGTATGGCTGGCGCGTTATCTCGCTTGCCTCCAAAGCGTCTAATGTGGTGAATTTCTGCGGGCGTACCTCTATTGCCTAAGTGCCAACAAAGTATGCAACCTAGTTCGGCAAGTGCGTTATATTCGTTGCGCGTCTTCTTGTTCATAAAATAGGTGCAATTTATTACGGGTAACAGAATAATATGGCTTGCGGTCTTTTGGAACAACGATGTTCTCATCTCTTAATAATAAGTCGCGGGCAATCCAACCGACTATTCCAACGGCAGAGTGCAGAATCTCTGTCAAGACAAAAATGTCGCAACATTTACCGTTCGACCATCCTACTGCATTTAAATTACCATTCGCGCGTCTTGTAGATTTAACGTCTATTGTGTTGCCAAGTCTAGACGTAAGGTCTGCGCCAAATGCCCGATAGTCGCAATTAAGGTCAAGGTGCAAGTTAAGGTAACGGGCTACTGCATATTCTGTAATAACCCCGTCAATAGATGCTTGCTCGCCATTCATTGTGCCGTCTTGAAGCATCTCTACGCCTTGTGCGCCCGTGACTTTATGTCTTAACCGTCCCACATAAGTCAAAATTTCTAACTCAGTATTAGAAAAAGTGACTCGTATCATGTGTTTTTCTTCTTGAGTTTGGCTTCTAGCGACCTAAAAACAGGCATCAAGTGAGGTGAAACATTACTTTCGTGCCATCTATGCTTCTTGGCTATTTTCTTAATTTCCTCATCCGTCAGTCCTACCCATGTGCGTTGTTGTGGTGTGGTGTATAACTTTGTGCCAATAGGCAAGGCAGGTTCGTGCCACCAAGACATTGTTATTTCTGCGCCTGTTTCGCTTGTTACTTCAGCCACAGGCTCTTGCTTGTCTGCCTCTGCGATGGCTTGGCGTAAGTCTTTGGCGTATTCGTAAAAGTTAACACCGCCACCATTTGCGGCTACTTCCAACGCCTCAAGAGCCTGCTTCATTGCTTCTATGCTCATTGTGTTGATCTCCCTTCAGCACGTGCAGACGACTCTAAAGAACGCCATACTTCAATCTTGGCTTCTGCGGCAATCATTAACCAACGCATTTTTTCTGCTTGCTCGACTGCTACTTGTAAAGCCCGTAAATGGTGCTTGTAGTCATCATGGGAATAAGCATAAGTTTCTTTTGCCGATTCAGTCTTTTCTGAGCAACTAGCCATAAGCATTGCTTTGACTGTTTTGCGGTATTCGGTCATATAGATCACATTGGCTTTGGCTTCAGCGTATGCTTTAGCGTTATCACGAATAAAGTCTAGGGCTTTAAATGGGCTAATGTCTTGTTCAGTCACGATAGTTCCTTTTTGTCTTTGGTTGTGTCTTTACTACTTCTTTAGTCGTAAAAGTGTGTCTGTTAAAACACATTCTTCGTCTCATGTATTCACCATCTCTGTTGAACGTCTGTTTAACGTCCGTTGGTGCGTTGCATAGCGGGCATTTCATAACTCTTGAATAGTTATGCGATACATCTTGCCTTGCATATCTAATACATCTATTGTTTTGGTTGTATCAAATTCGCCTGCGGGACCAAAGTTGTATTGAATTTTTCCCACTTCATCTATAAGACGTTCGGTATCGTTTGGGAGTAAATTCTTTTTAATGATTGAAGCGATGTAGTCGCAATAGGCTAGTTTGATCATAGATTTCCTTTCGATGGGTTTGCGTTTGCGCCAGAGGCTTTGATTGCTAACATCTTTGCTCTGATTTCTGGTGGTGGGGGTGTCCAATTTTTTCTATCCTCGTCTAATTTGACTAATGTCGGGTCACGTTCATTACTGCTTGGCACAGTCATTTTGGCTACATCTGCGGGGTTCAGACGCCCTTGATTTTGATTTCGTACCCAGTTACGCCAAGTAGCATGCCAATCGAGTTTTACGGCAGATGCTCCCGCCTTTGAATGCCAAAAGTCTTTGAACGATTCCGCCGTTTCATCTATGTTTAAAGTAGGGCGTACTCGGGTTGCCCATTCTCTCCAAAGTGGAGGTAAAACCCAGTCTTGGGCAAGGCGTGTGCCACGCTTTGCTTTCCCAATAGGTTGATTAATGATTAATGATTCTTGATTAATGATTGGTTGAACGTCTGTTGAACGGGCGTTGAGTCTGCGTTGAGCAGATGCTTTACCCGCCCTAGATGCTTGCTCGTGCTTGGCATGATATTTTTCAATTTCTTTCTGGCAACGGTCATGAACCCACGCACCAAGGTTTCCATCCATGCGGAAAAATTCCAACATCATTGACTTACCAAGGTCTTCATTGATTCGGCACTTGCGAAAAACCATTGCTAGGTCATCGTGCGGAATAGGTCGTTCCGAGTCATAGTAATAGCAAATCAACCTAAGGTAGGCTGATTCTTCATTGTGAGTCAAATGAGCAGTATTACTAACCCACTCTTTGATTTCGAATTGAAAATAATGCATCGTCTAAGTTCCTTCTCGTATTTAAGACTTGCATATGATAAAGCACTATTACAGTCTAGTTTGAATTATTTAGTAAGACTTAACGACTACTTGGCATTGCCCGCCCGCAATGTATTCTTTACGAATAACAGTCAGCATATCGACTTGGGAGTCATCTTTAAACAATCCCGCTTGCACCAATGCATCTAACAATGGTTTTAATACATTATCAATATCTCGTATTCGTTTATCGGGTGCGTAAAGCGCAACAAGTATTTCTAACCGTTCATTGCCAAACCTAACATTTGACTGGCTCACAGCATGAGCCACCCGTGCTTTAAATTGCAAGGCTTTAGTCGTAACGAATCGTCTATGACCGTGAAAACCCCAGTAGGTATTGACGGATGGGGGATAGGGCAAAGTTAAATGCAAGTTGGACATGGGTTGTAATAGTAGGCTTATAATACATGTATCGTACCATTCGGGCGATATTTTTTAAAGGAGTAATCATGACAGCATATGACGATTGGCTTGAAAAACCATATCAAGACCAAGCAGACCGTGACGTAGCGATTGACAACGAAATTGAACGCCTACTTGAAACGGAATATAACCCCGCAGACCTAAAAGTTTTTATGGACGCGATTGACAACGCATGTCTTTACGCCGACCAAGAAAAACTTGCAGAAATTTTAAAAACAAACGCGCCTTGGGAAGACCTTGGTCGCTACGTTTTTAAAGCGGTACAAACCTATTGCGTTGACAACGCAATACAAGAAGCAGAAACCATTATCAACTCTGGAAAGTTTTAATCATGCCAAATTCATTTGCAGAACTGCGCAAAATTAACGTTAACGAACATGCTGAGAAAAAAGAAGGTTTGACCTATTTATCTTGGGCATGGGCTTGGGACACGTTTAAACAGCATTGTCCAACCGCAACTTACGAGGTCGTAAAAAACGCAGACGGGCTACCATATTTTGCTAGCGAGGCTGGCGCAATGGTTTATACACGCGTTAAGGTCGACACGATTACGCACGAAATGTGGCTACCCGTTATGGACAGCCGTAACAAAGCGATGAAATTAACGCCTTACACGTACACGACTCGTAAAGGAGAAAACCACGTTGAAGCGTTTACTATGTTTGACGTAAACAAAACGATCATGCGTTGTTTAGTTAAAAACTTGGCTATGTTTGGTCTTGCCCTATACATTTATTCGGGCGAAGATTTACCCGATGTAGAACCCGAGCCAATTGATTTAGAGCCTTTGGTTTTATCGCTACATAATGCAAAAACATTAGACGAACTTAAAAAAGCGTATGTCATAGCAATTCGCGCTGTATCGGGTAATACAGACGCAATGGTTATGTTGGAGTCTGCCAAAAATAATCGCAAGATTGAAATTACAAACGAAGATCATAAGGCTATGCAAGCCAAAAACCAAACCGCAGTAGCACGAGCAATGGATGGTCAAGATGATTGATCAAATCTACCTAGACATTGAGCAAGGCTCGGAGGCTTGGCATAAGGCTCGTCTTGGTCACATTACTGCAAGCCACATTAGCGATGTAATGGCAAAAGGTAAGGGCAAAGAAGAGTCTATTACTCGTTACAAATACAAGGTGCGGTTAGTTGCTGAACGCATGACGGGCGAGACTGCTAGCGACAGTTATTCCAATCCCGCAATGGAGTGGGGCGTTGAGCATGAACAGTATGCTTGCATCCAATATGAGGCTCGAGAGGAAACTTTCGTAACCCGCACAGGCTTTTGGTTACATCCGACTATTAAATGGCTTGGCGTGTCACCTGACCGCCTTGTCGGGGATGGTGGCTTGGTAGAGGTAAAGTGTCCCAACACGACTACCCACCTTGGTTATTTGTTTGACAAAAAAGTCCCAACTAACTATTACAACCAAATTCAATGTCAGTTATGGGTAACGGGTCGCGTCTGGTGCGACTTTGTTTCCTATGACCCACGATTACCAAAACGCAATCAGTTATTGGTAATACGAGTAGAACGCGATGATGCTTTCATTGCGACTATGCAAACGGAAGTCCAACAATTCTTGGACGAAATTGAATCTTTAATCATCAAACTTGAGGAATAAATCATGGCAGTAAATAAATTCATCGGCATTGGCAACTTAGGCAAAGACCCTGACTTGCGTTTTATGCCAGACGGCAAAGCAGTAAGCAACTTTAGCATTGCTATTACAGAAAAATACAAAGACAAGTCGGGCGCACAGCAAGAAGTCACAGAATGGATTAATGTGGCTACTTTTGGTCGGTTGGCTGAAATCGTTGGCGAGTACGTCAAAAAAGGTACAAAGGTCTATGTTGAGGGCAAA